CAAAAGATTGATAACCGGTTTCGGCACTTCCTAAAGTTATTGTGCCAGTACCAGTTGTGCTTGTGGCAACTTTTACTCTATTGGCTAATGTAACCATGCTTCACCTACGATGGGTCAGGAATTTCTATGTCAAAGGCTACTGATGTCCACGTATTACCAGAAACAACTGACTGTGAAGTTGTAAGAGTACCTGTCGCTAATAATCTTGTTGCAGATACATCCGTAACAGCATAGTGAGTTGCAGTGCCAGTACCAGTAACCGACCCATCTGATATTGCCGCACATCTTGTTTTTCTGCCTGACGTATCGCCATTTTCCGGCGCACCAAACGAAACAGACGTACTATTGCCTAACGTATACGTGCTTGTGGCTTCCGCATAGCTTGTTGCTTCTTGTGAAGTTATGTCAATGCGATCCGCCTCTGTATCTAGCTTTGCTAGTGCAGCGTCCAGTACATAATCTGCTAATGTTGCCATATTATTCTCCTAATAAGTATTAACTTGCATCCTAAGACCAGAGCCGCCATATTTAGCTTTTTCATTGTTGCTATTTATACCATCTATAGCGCCCTGGTATAACGTAGCCCATGTGCCAATCCTCGCATCGTCAACGAGGTAGGGCGCTGAATGAACTAATGCCCCATACAAATAAGCATCAGGGAAATACTGCAATATCCAGTTAGAGGTGTTGCTATCACTCAACGGCGCAGTTTGTGCATAATAATATAACTCGCTGGTGTATGCTGAGTCTGGAGTAGGCCAAACCTCTAATTGACCTGCAATAATTGCATAAAACTGTGGTTTGCCAGATGCATCTGCGTTGCCTCTGCGGTACGTTTGCAAAGATAATGGCGTAACTAACTCGATTGGTCTTTCATCATCATCTAAGTGAAACCTAACAGCTTCCATAAATCCACTAGGTAAAGCAGTGTACCTCGCATCAATATTTGCCGTTGACCTTTCTTCCATGCGCCAATGCCTAACTTTTCGATCCATATCAGCCTCGGCAAGAGAAATAAAATCGCCAATAACGGTTGTTAGATCATCTCTATCAAGCCAATCAGCTATGCTTGCTTTTAGCTCTGCGTATGTCGTTAATGCCATCTACGTCCTCACTGAATTTTTACCACGACAACCCCAATTCTTACGCCGTACCCTAACCTTGGGCGTGCGCTTCTGGCTCACCGTTCTTGCGCAATATGCCTTGCCTCGCTTTGTGCCAGGAGATGAGACACGCCGACGTGTTTTGCCATCTGGGTCTTTGTATGTCGTGCCATCTGCAAATTTTTTGCTTGCGGGTATTTTTTTTCGCTTGGTGGGCATTAGTTGTAAGGCCTTGAATTTGCTACCATTTCCATTGCTCTCTGTATTTCTTCCTCTGTTGCGTCTGGAAACCTACGGCGTAACTGAGCTTCAATCTCAGACATACCGGCAGGCGTTGCTAAAATATTTGCAGATTGCGTATCCATGCTTGGCGGCATAGGTGCCTCTGGCAAAACAGGAATAACTGGTGGAAAATCAGCAGACATTGTGTTGACGCTTGGATCAATTTGAGAACTTGGCTGCGTAAACTGCATAGGGGCAGAGGGGGTGTTTAACATTGGGTTCATAACTGGCTGCATTGCAGAAGGGAAAAACTGCGCCATAACAAGTGCCTCTTTCTCTGCCTCAGTTAGCATCCTTGGTTCTGTGCCTCTTGCAAAATTTCTAGGGTCAGAAGTAACTCTGGGCGCAACCATTGGCGGTGCATTGTTCTGCATAGGCATGGGTCTACGCATAGGCTTCTTTGCAAAATATGCAGAACGTTTGCCCATGTCTCGACCAAGCACCGAATTCGCCAGGTTGCCGATCATGCTTAACAAACCGCCACCCTCAAAACGACCACCACGCGCCATAGCCCCGCCGCCGTCAAACATATCACGCGCATTATAAAAACCACGCGATCTTGCTAATTCGTCAAATATGCTCATTTTTTCTTGGCCTTTTTCTTTTTGCCACGCGCAACAGCAAGATTAGACCAAGCATTAGGATATTTGACGCCGCGACGCTTAGACATTGCCTTTGCTCGCGCTTTCTGTTGAGGCGTAAGTTTAGCCATTACTTCTTCTTCATCTTCATTTTCTTGCCGGATTTTTTTGCAGCCTTTTTAGCCGCAGCCATACCCTTTTTGCTGTATGAGTACTTCTTACCGTTTACCATAGGCATCACAAAAACCTCCGCATAAGTTACACTAACAACTTAACACAGAGAGCCTAGACGCCCAAAAATTCACGCAATACCAAGCAAATTCCGCTTTAACTCGCCGCGCCACGTCTTAAACGCACCAGACAATGCAGTTGCAGCATCACTCGCCATCGTTAAGCACAACGCATCAGCCAAATCAGGTGACCCCAAGCCACGCTTGCGCATCTCATCCTTAGACTCTGCTTTCATTTTACCAGAGGACGTAAAGCTATACCGAATGGCCGTTAATTCAGCAATAAGTTGGTCATCTTTGGGCAATTTGCAGCTCCGATCCTCCAACCACGCCTTGCACTTAAACCATAGCTCTGACCGCAAGTTCATATATGTATCACCCATAGATGGGCTTTCTGCTACGTTCACGCCACGCACCGGCAAACCCAATTCTTGCAAACGGTCAACAACGCCTGACCCCACGCCAATGCTATCTACCAATATCTCAGCAGGGCGTTTAGACGGTGCCAGTGCCTCATATTCTGCCACAATCCGACCTGTGGTCTGCATCAAGTCTAACCCACGCCATGACCGTAGCTCAGTCACAATCGGCCCCTGACGCTTGCACAACGCCGTCGCATCAGAACCAAACCTCGCAACGTCCAAGCCCCACACAACCGTTGCCTCATCGCTCACAACAACATCACGGTTCTGCGCAGCTTCCACCAAGTGATACGGAATAATCGTGTTATCATCAGAAAGCGGAAACTCTCCTAACACTCTCACCCGGTATGCATTGCTCTCAGGGCCATACCGTAGCTCCATCTCATCAACAAACTCATGGCTCACCAAAGGGCTATCCTTGCACGACCATGTGCGCGTCCACCAAGTATGCGCCATACGATTGTGGCTCTCAAAAAACGTGCCGCTGCTTCGCGTAGGGTTCGACAACATCAACGTCGTAGCATTATGCCCAGACATCGAGCCTGCCGCCGCCTCATACACTTGCTCTGGCACACCACTCGCCTCATCAATAATTAAAAGCACGTTATCACTATGCACCCCTGCCAGGGCTTCTGGCGTTTCTGCGCGTGCCGTTCTGCACGAAATAAACGCTTCTGCCGGGGCGCTCACAAGCTCAACACGGTCAGACTTTACGTTCAACAATTGCTGCAACTCTTTCGGCAACTCGTTGATCCACCGCTTTAACTCAGCAAACATCGCGTCAAACAACTGGCTACTCGTCGGCGCAGTCACAACAACCTTGCACGGATACCGCAGCAACATAAACCACAACATAGCCCAACTTGCAGTTGTACTCTTGCCGGTGCCGTGGCCAGACTTCACGCTCATCTTACGTTCATCAAGTAAAGCACGCAAAAACTCAGCTTGATAGTCAAACGGCTGTGCGCCCAACATCTCCTCAACAAAAAGCACAGGATCATTGGCATACGCAGCAACGAATTCCTCAAAAAAGTTGCGCGGCGCACTACTCATCGTTGTGCTCAATCGTCTTGGTCGTGTCCTGCACAAGCTTGGCCTTACGCAACGCATCCAAATGCATATCCCCAAGGTTCACCGTGATCTGCGTCTGGTTGGCCGTGTTGCCGTACCTGCTGCGGTTCCACGCCTCTGCAATAAAACGATGCTGTGCAGCTTCCTCTTTGGCAATGCTGACGTCCAACGCGGATAGCTCAGATGTCTTGCTCCCAGGGTCGGCGTTTCTGCGCTCTGCCTTGCGCTCCTCGCGTAGCCTCCGCATAATCTCAAAGCCGGCCTCTGCATGGGCATCCGCGCCTTGCTCACGCGCAGCATCCATAGCACGCTTGTAGTCATCGTGATTGTTGACCAACCTCTGCAAAAAGCCACGATCCAAGTCTAGCTCACGCGCCAAACCAGTAATGGTGCCGCCACTAAGCAGATATTCTTCAAGAAAAGTTGCGCCTCCGCGTGCTTCCACTTTAGCAATCGCTGCGCGTCGTTTAGGTCTCCCAG